ATGCAGCTACGCCTGATGGCGCCGGCGGGTGTCGGTTGGGTCGATGCCCAGCGCCTCGACGGCGTCGACCAACTTCAGCACGCGTTCTACCTCGGGCCAGCCGGCAAGCCGCGACAGGATGTCACCGCGCGGCCGAACGAAAGCAACCGTCGCGCAGCGCTGGCCGAGCGCGACCGCCCTGATGATGTCAATGATCGAGACGACCGTGCTGTAGTTGTCCGGCGTCCAGCGCACGAAGGGCTACCCGGTGCGAACGAAAGAATGCGTCGCCGCTTGTCTGTCCATCGCTACCTTTGTGAAATCAATCGACAATGATTTCGCGAATTGAATCCATGACCGCCGATCTGCGCCCCACGCTTTCCGATTCCACGACCAAGGAAAGCCCGGGCTTTCGACAACATGCAAGCGGTCGCATGATTCGCTCATGGATCAAATTGAAGCCATTTTCGATAGCAGCTTCCGCCCTCAGACTTCGACGCGGTTACATCCGTTTGGGCTACCGATCGCACAGTGTGGCGTCTGCGAACGAGGCCGCTGATCGTGGGTCGTCGCGGAATTTGCAGATTGCCCTTGCGGCCGCCGCCAGATCAGGCGATTCTACGCCTTGCACGGGCATTGGCACGCCAGGCGGCAAGGGAAGATCATGAACGAGACCAGGTCAGCATCCGAGCCCCGGATGAAGAAAGCGTTGATCTACGCCCGGTTCTCAACCGAGCTCCAAAATGAGCGATCAATCGAAGATCAAATCACGCTCTGCAGAGACTACGCCTCACGCGCCAATATTGACGTCATCGACGTCTATGAGGACAGAGCACGTTCGGGTGGCTCTATTGTGGGGCGCGATGGCCTAATTCGCATGATGGATCGGGCGAAAGACGGATCATTCGATATCGTCGTAGTCGAGGCTCTGGATCGCCTTTCGCGCGATATGGAGGACCTTGCCGGTATTCACAAGCGGCTATCATTCCTTGGAATCGAAATCCGCGCCGTCCACGAGGGGGTGGTCAACACGGTTTTGGTTGGACTTCGCGGATTGGTGGGCCAGCTCTATCGCGAGGACAACGCCCACAAGGTGCGCCGGGGACTGTCTGGTCGTGTTGGACAGGGGCTCAATGCAGGAGGCAGGGCTTACGGGTATGCTCCGATTCCCGGCGACAAGGGGAAGCGAACAATTGTCGAAGCTGAAGCACAAATTGTCCGGCGAATTTTTGAGGAGTATGTTGGCGGGCGGACTCCCCGCGAGATTGCCCACGACCTGAACAATGAAGGAATAGCGCCGCCGCGCGGGCGCTCGTGGAACGCCTCGACTATCAATGGAAATATGCAGCGCGGCGCAGGCCTTATTCAAAACGAACTCTACGCCGGCCGGCTTGTCTGGAACAAGGTAAGGATGGTCAAAGATCCGGACACTGGAAAGCGCCTTTCGCGTCCAAACGCCAAAAAGGACTGGCAAACCGTGGACGTGCCGGAGCTACGAATTGTCTCTCAAGAACTGTTCAACGTTGCCCAAAGTCGAAAACAAGCGCGTGGCCATACGCACCCGAACAAGCAGCGGCGTCCCCGTCACCTGTTGTCGGGCATGCTCCGCTGCGGTGCCTGTGGTGCTGGAATGTCCACCAACGGTAAGGATAAGTCGGAGCGCATTCGTATCCGTTGTTCCGCGGCCACGGAGAGCGGCACGTGCCGGGATGCCAAGACATTCTATCTCCAGACAGTCGAAAGCGCGGTTCTTGCCGGATTGGAAGCCGAGATGCGGCATCCCAGCGTGATTGCGGAATATGTGCGAACCTATCTGGAAGAGCGGAAGCGCTTGTCAGCCAAAGCCAATGCCAAACGGGCTCATCTCGAATTACGGCTGGGCGAACTCAATCGCGAGATCGACCGACTGGTCGACGCGATAGCCAAGGGGCAAGGTGACCCCGCGGTGCTGGGACCGCGCTCGACTGTTCTGAACGAGGAGCGGAAGCAGATTGCGACTGAGTTGAAGGTCGAACCGGCGACGAAAGAGATCGTTGCCCTTCATCCGGCGATATTGGCGAGCTATGAGCGGCAACTCGCCACTCTCCAGGACGCCTTATCCAAGGGCATCAATGCCGGAGATTCTGACGCCGCTGAAGCCATCAGAGACCTGGTCGAGACAGTGACGGTTTTCCGAGACCCGGCGCGCCCGGGCGGAGTCATAGTCGAAATAGCCGGGCGGTTGAACGCCCTGCTTGGCGAAAACGCATACCCAAACAAGGTTCGGGGAGTGTGGGGAAAGGTGGTAGCGGGAGCCCGCTACGGGGTTAACCCCTATTCGGAAATACCTGTCTTTTCAATGGAGTGTGTCAGCGCTGCAAGTCGTTGAAATCGCAGAGCCAAGCAATCAGACGATTTTCACGCTCTCTCGTTCGGCCACTTGTCCCATATCGAAGTCTGGCGATACCAGGGCGCGTCGTATTGGCTATCGCCCTCATCGATGCCTTCGATGGGCGGCATGTGGTGTTCGAGGACGTGGACGGCGTTGGATGCCGCTTCAGCGTCGGCGGCGTTGCGGAAATTGCTGACGTGGCCGCCGTCGATGATGTGACGGAAGCCGATGTCGGACACGCGCTTGCGGGTTAGGACGGGCATGCTGCTATTGAACCGCGGGCGGGTCCGCTAGGCAACGTTCTAGGTTACGGAATTGGCCAGTTTTTCCAGATCGTCTACATTAATTGATGGAGTGATAAATGCGCCGCCCTGATCCCGCCGACATATCGACGTCGTTGTTCGCGCCCAAATCCTGGCATGGCACCATAGTGCGCCTGGAAAAGACGCCCGAAGGCGGCGCAGTCTCCAAGCTCTGGAAAGACGGCGCGTGGGCTGATGGTCCCGATGTCGGCAAGATCATGTCCTTGCCCGACGCCACGCCCGCCGAATTGCTCGCCGACGGCATGAATGTGTTTCGGCGCCGAACCGGGACCCCGGTCGGAGCCGAGCTATCACGCTGATTTTCATCTCGAAATACGAGGAGTGGTGGGGTCCCAATCGGCGCCGATTGGGACCCCACCAGATTTGAGATCCAGCAACAAAGCCAGAGGAATACCAGAACCGCTGACGGGGTCCCGGATCGGTGCTTAATCACACGCCGACGGGCCGTCGTCCCCGGAGAGCGGCGCCGAAGCGGCGACCCGCGCTTTGCCCGCGGCGGCCGGCGGGGCGTCGGCTTCGGTTTGGGAACGTGCCTGTGGCGGCGCCGGAGCTCGCTGGACGGCCGAGAGCGGCGGATGGACTGGTTTGACTTGGTGGTCCGTTAATTTCGCATAGCGGGGTCGCCCCGGCGGCGCAGAATTACGACTCCGACAGTGCGGGGCGTGACGGTCTCTGAATTGCCCCGGCGAGCTGGTCGCGCTGCGGCGTCCGGCAGGATCGCGTCGCGGGCCGCATTGTCCGATCTGGTACCAATCCGCAGCGCCGCCAAACCTTCTGGCCCAGGATACCAGCACGCCGGACCGGCCACATCCGACGGACACGATGATCGGCCTGTTACAGCAGGCGGTGGGCGGGATCCACCAGGTACACGCCAGAAAAATTTCGGGGGCGCGCGGAATCAAGCGCCCATTCGCTTTCCACCGGGCCGAGGCGGATATGTGCAGTACATAATGCGGCCGCAGGCTATTGGCAGAGAGTTCGGACGAAAGTACTCTGGATCCACACTAGGGGCTGGGGAGAAGAGACGAATGTCGATTCGCGACGAACTGGTGCGCATACTTCCAGAAGTCCTCCCGGAATCGCCAGAAGAAGCGATCTGGGGCACGCGGCTTGCCGAGGGTCTGCGAAGCAGGGGCTTGGACGAGAAAATATCAACGCTGACACAGACCCTTTCGGATATGTCGCGCGACCCGACTTCTCCGATTGCGAAAGTGGTCGGCCGTCATGGCTATTATCTCCGTCCCCGCCAAGCCGCTGTCGAAACTCCCGTTGCGGTCGCCGAGCCCGAAAACCGAAGAGCTTCCCAACCGGAGGAAAAATTTAGATCGCTGTTCATGCGGTGGGTTGAGCAGGATCAACAACTCCCTTGGCATCTGGAACATACTCAAGCGGCGAAACAACAGGCCGGCCTCAACAAATGGAAATACCCGGATGTTTTGGCGGTGAACTGGGCCGTTCTCAACGACGACGGTCGGCTTGACGAAGCCATGTTGCAAGTCCGGCAGGGCTTGGGTGATCAGCCATTTCGAATCATCAGCACCGAATTGAAGGTCGATATCACGTCGGGGTCTCTTCGAGAGGCCTTCTTCCAATGTGTCAGCAATTCGCGTTGGGCGCACAGCGCGCAACTCGCAATTGCTCGCAAGATATCGGACGACAGAGTCGTGGAAGAGCTTAAGCGGTTGGGAACTTCCTATGATGTTTCGGTGGTTTCGTTTGGTCTCAGTCCAGAGACAATTGACGGGCTGCCTCCGGCCGACAGGCTGCTCGCCATGTCTGACGACGAAGTCGAGATTTTGCTACAGGACATAAAAGTCGAAACGATCGCTTCAGGTCAGGAGCGTGATGCGCTCGATTGGGAGCACATCCGGGACCTTCAAACACAGCATCCCGACATCAAGGCCTTTTTCGAGTGGATCGCGAAGTGTCTCGATCACAAGCGGGCGTACGCTCGCAAGGCTTGGGAGATAATAAGATAGCACTCTGTGGACGGTCGCGCCCGCGCGCGCTGACGCCGTGGCGCTGATCGATATCGTCGGCATGTTTCCGCTGTGCAGCAAGGATTGACGGGCTGCGCGATGGTGAACCAGGACAAGATCAACCCGATGTTGCGCGACTTGCTTTGAGAGGCTGAGCTGCTGCCGAAGCCCCCGAGGATCGGGTCGCGGGGCGCCGACGAAGGGCTGGTTCGCCGCGCGTGACCGCCGGTGCAGTTTCGGATCGTCGGACGCCAAGTCGTCAGATTCGCTCGCGATTGGGTGACAGGAAGTCGAACCAGAGCATATATAGCCCGAAGAGTGCCAGGAATCCGCCCATCCGGAAGACTATGCCGCGACCGCCGAGGAGCAGCCATTCGTAGGCGCACCAGGCGCCGGCGCACACCATCGCCAGGTACAACAGCAGAGTGATCGCTTTGCGCATGGAAATAAGCCCCCAATCCGCCCATTATACCCACGATTGAGGTCCTGCCTATTCCCGGGATAGCGATGGACGACAAGATTCGGATCTCAATCGACATCGCCGCAACCTATTTCGTCCTGGTGTGGCTGCGATTCTCCGTCGTTCAACCAGGGTCGGTTGGCCGGCATCCGCGAGACAGCGACCGACGTCTCTCGGTCCTGTAGCTACCACTACGAAAGCAAGGACAAACCGCGTCATGAATTCACGCGCCGCACCGCATGAAATAATTATTTGCGCCGCTGTTCGCGCTTCCAATGGCAAGGTCGTCAGAGGACACCGGCACGCTGACGCCATCCGTGCACTTCAAGCGATGCACGGGTATGAGGGTGAACAACCGGACGGCGACGACCAGGGCTTCGTCACCTCGACCAACAGGTTCGTAAGTCGGGAGGAGGCGTATAGAATACATTTCCCAAATTTTGCCGGATTAGGAGAGCTTCACAGCGACGATCTGTATTAGAAATTGCACTCCGGGGCAGCGCTTGGTCGTTTACGTGCGCTGCCTGATCTACTCACACCGGTACGATACGGTGCACGACTTCATCGCGGAGGCCGATCTCCCCATTGCCGGCAGCCGGTGGCGGGGCTGGTGGATGAGCGGGAAGAGACGAAGCCTTAGAATCGCCGCAACGCGGGGGCTTGATGTCGCATTAAACCGAAAGGCCTTTTCAAATGACCCTTTATCGAATTGCACGCAGCGTTCGGCTGCCGATGGACTTCCCCGCCAAAGAAATCGCGCTGCAGGGCAAGGCCGCGATGTGCACCTGGTACCTCGTCGGTCCAGAAGTCATCATGCCGAAGCGCCGCAAGCCCGACGAGATTCTGGTCGAGGAGATTGTCTTCTTCGCTCTGGATGGGACCGAGCACCGCTACGGCCAGCGCGACCTGGTTCGCGACGCCGCAATGCCGATGGTCGGAAACTAGCAGCCCTGGCTCTGAGCTAAGTAGGCTGCCTAGGCGTGTGTCGACAGGATCGCCGACTTCGTTGCGAGGCGCCCCCGGCCGGCGAGATTTTCCCTAGTGGCCCGTAAGGCCACCGCCCGCTACGGCGCTATTGGGAGGCGCGCGGGCGGTGGCCTTGCTACGGTGTCACCATGGCGGAAAGGAGCTCTGCCGGCCCAGCGATCATGCCTTGCTGCGCGCGATTGCGATCAAACTGCAGACTGCCAAGGCGGCGCCATGGCTCCTGCATTCACTTGGTCGGGATCCCCTTCGCCGCTGCGATGCCCCACTTGAAGTTCTGCTTCTTCAAATCGATGCCCGGTTCTGGTGTGATGATCCGGAAATCCACCTTGCTGAAACGAGGGATTTGCATAAATCTCGTCGGATCCGGGGGAGGTCCGGTGTACACCACGCCGGGTTGAGGCGTGTAGAAGTCGTCAGTCTCGAAGAATTGGTTGTCGCCGACACCCACGTGGACATCGATCGTCACGGAGGTAACTATGTATGAAGTTTGGTTTTCGAGCCTGATCCAAAACCCCTTGCCGAACTGCGGCCCGAAGTCTGAGTACTCCGCGCGCCCCGTGAGCGCCGACAACTCGTCCTTTGAAATGTCGATGGAAGACTTCCTCAAGCAAGCCACCTTGATCGACTTCGCAGCCAAGTCCGAAGTGACCCCGCGCATGTTCTCAAGGACGCAGTCGTCGAACGTGTTGGCCATAGCGCAATCGGACGATCCTACAAGGAATGCCACAACCGCCAGTCGGAAAAACTTCAGCAAGGTACACCCCCCAATCTCATTCGCTGTTGAGCAATATAGACAGATCTTGAGGCTCTTCGATACGATGGTCAGCGAGTTGCTTGGGAGGTCAGCATGTACACCGTGCAGCCTACAGGAATACGACGCGGTGAAGCGCCGGCAACGAGTCAGCGCCCAGAAAAATGCGCTGAAGCTGCCTGACCGTCAAGGCGGCGGGGAGTTCCTGTACTCTTACTTCGGTTGGCTGGCGGAGGTCGTCGAGTGACGGTCACACAAACGCCCCCGACGCCGTTCGTCGATGAGCTCGAGGTGTTCCGTACGGAGCAAGAGTCCACCCAGCAGCACTTCTTCGGCTTCCTGTCCCTGCAGATCGTCCCACATGCGAACCCGGATGTGTTGCGGAAGATGAACGAGACCCCGGCCTTCTGGATCACGACGCGCTACGCGCTGCTGATGTCGGCGTTCGTTGTGATCGGCCGGATCTTCGACCAGGATCCCAAGTCGGTTCACAACATCGACAAGCTGCTGATGTCAGTCTCGAACGAGATTGGCTCGTTGAGCAAAACCGGTCTGGTACAACGAAGGATCGCCCAGGGCATGGATCCGAAGCAGGCCGCCGCCTACGTCGTCGACAAATACGACCTTACGCCGACGGATGTTCGCGAGATGCGCAAAGCGGTCGCGAACTGGCGCAAGGTCTACGAAGCGCGATACCGCGAGATCCGTCACAAGATCTTTGCTCACAAGGGTCTCAGCCGCACCGACGCGGATGCACTAATGGCGAACACCAAGATCGACGAGGTGAAGGAACTGCTCGGCTTCCTGCATTCGCTTTACACTTCGCTATGGCAGCTTCACATCAACGGTCGCAAGCCCGACCTCACGCCCGCGCAGTTCGTCATGCCGCCGGCAGCCGGCCTCCACTCCAACTCGTTGAAGGGCGGCGAGCGTGTTTACCGCGAGAGCGCCGATCTTCTCTACGGGATGCTCGAATACTAAAGTGTCTGACCGCTGGATCAGACCGGCTCCAGCGCCCATGTCGCTTTTGGGATTTTGCGGGCTTCCTTCGCCGCCTTCGCGGCGGCGACTGCGTCGTTGGTCCTGCGGACGCGCTTATGGGGGGGCGGGGGGCGTTCAAGGCAGGCACGTCGAAGCGCGGAAATTTCGCCATCTCCGCATCCAGCATCGCAATCTTGCGTTTGCCATAGCGCGCGCCGGTGCCGGACTTGCTTTCGTGGCCAACTATGTAGTTCACGACTTCTTCCTTCATCTCCGTTCCGCGCGATAGCTCGCGGAATAGGTGACGCCAGCCGTGGTTCGGCTGCACGCCTGTGACGCGCAAGGATTCGCGGATCCACTCGCCGAGGCGCTCGCCGACCTTGGCGTACTGAGGATTCGACTTCCTACCGCCGCGAGCGCGGGCCGGTGTGTTTCGGCGCCGAACCGGGACCCCGGTCGGAGCCGAGCTATCACGCTGATTTTCATCTCGAAATACGAGGAGTGGTGGGGGGGGGCGGGGGGGCGGGGGGGGGGCCCCCCCAAGCGGCGCCGATTGGGACCCCACCAGATTTGAGATCCAGCAACAAAGCCAGAGGAATACCAGAACCGCTGACGGGGTCCCGGATCGGTGCTTAATCACAGCGTGAAACTCTGACGGCCCGATTCGGGCGGTCCGATGCCCGGAATTTCGGGGCCACTTAATCGTACATCTGTTCCGCCGTGCCTTCGGGTCCAACGCCGCGGAATAGCTCGGGCTGTGCAGCGGAATTTACGGCTTCGGCGGCGCCGGCTTGCGGGCCTGGCGGCGGGCCAAGGTCTCCAGAATTTTCCGGTTCTCGATCTCGTCCGGATCGTAAATTGCTTTCGAGGGAGGTTCCTTGCCCATCATTGAATCGAGAGTATCGAAGAAACGGTTCCGCCTTAGGCGTTTTCTCCAATTCAGGGCGGCGAACGCCGGAATGCCGAAGAAAATCTCGATCGGCCAGGTCACCAAATTGTACGGGCTGTAAACCTTCCACAGCCCAACGATGGCCCTCCAGATCGTCGGCTCTGTCACGAACGCGCCGGCAACACATGCGAAGTTCCCGATAGCCATTAGACCGAGCCATATCGCGGCAAGCCAAAGAAGAAGCCTTTCGAAGGAAGAGTCCTCCGCTGCGGCGGTCGTCGCGAGCTTCCAATGCGCTGTTTCTGGTGTCGAGGATTGAGACTGAACTACCGGCTGGAATCGGTCTTTCTTGTCCAGATGTAAATATTGCAGCGCCTTCTGCCGCAGGCTGACCTCCGCTGCCGCCGAGATCGCCGCGCCCTTGGCCCAGGCCGCTGCTTGCGGGCTCAGGCTCGGGTCGGCCGCCACCGCCGCCCACTTCTGCTGGTCGGCCTGCGCTTGAGCTAACTTTATCTCCAGGGTCGCCGAGGTCGAAGCCTGAGCCCCAATAGTAGCCACGTTACCTCCGGGCGGCTGCAGGGTTTCTTCGATCGCAGCTTCGCGGGATTGGAACGCCGACTTTGGTAGATGCGGCAGTTTGCCGAACATCTTGCCGAATGCGTCTGGCGTCAGCAGCGAGGAATTGCGGCCAACATCGGCAGCGTTGACCTCAAGCCATGAGCCTTTGAGCAGTGCCCAAGCTTCCGAAGGCGTCCAAAAGGCAGGATCGCCCTCCCAAGAGCAGCATTTAACTTCCGGCGGGAATGACATTCGCCCAGCGGTTATTTTTTCCCGAACGGTGGACTTTTTAGCAGCGAGCGCCAGTCCGATAAGCGCCATCCGCTTCAACCGCGGACCTGAGGGCAGAGTGAACTCCGGCTGAAGCTTATCCGAGGGCTGCTTTTCCATCCCGAATGTCTCTCAGTGAGCCCGTTTTCTGCTGAAGCTTGGAGAAATGAGTTTCTCCTATTTTGGGAGAATTCTCCATACCGAATTTGATCGGAAACCCAGCCACGGGGTCTCCGACTTGCCAAAAACCATCCATACAGAACGCCACCACAAGCTTCGCGAGTTGCTCGTAGCCCGGCGCAAAGCGGCCGGCCTTACCCAAACTGTGGTGGCGAAGCGGCTGGGTAAGCCGCCGTCTTACGTCGCTAAATACGAAGGGGGCGATCGTCGTCTTGATGTTTTGGAGTTTTTGGACGTCGCTGCCGCGATCGGATTCGATCCCTGCCGATTTATGAGGACGTTGATCAGTTAGTTGTGAATGGGCTTACCGACCCTTGACTTAATAGCACCGATTGCAAGATCCGAAGCCTATCTGCAGCCTGCCGATGCTGTTCCGGTGCCATCAGGAAAGCGCTCATGGGTCGACCAAAATTACTTCGATGCCGGCGTTTCGGGAAAGAGCGACCATGCCGGCCGTGCCCTTGCCACCAGGGAATGCCACGACCAAATCGGGCTTTCCCTCAATGAGCATCCGTTGGTTGCGTATCGGGCCTGCCTTCCTGCCGAGACCCTTCCAATCTGCCATATAAACGTCGTAAGCGACACCACGACTCCTTGCCCACTCGACGGCCAGCGTGTCTGCCCCGCGGGCGCCCCCAGCGATCACAGAGCGGAACGGCCGACTGGCATGGAGACGATCGAGCTTCGCATAGAGCGCGGCGCGGTCTTCGAAATCCCTGCCGCCGCACACAAGAACTTTGGGCCTGTCCGGCATTGTTTCGCCCCCGCTCTCTCTCTACGTCGACCGTTGCTGATTATGGGTCAGCTGGACCTCAGCCAGCCAGAGCAAGGGTCGTTGCTATGGCTTGCCTGTTCCGAAAACCCTCTAAAAACCACACCTCAGAAACCCAATAACGGCGCTGTTTGGCTCTCCTAAAATAAGTGTTCCGAATATATTGCTTTTCGGAACACTCTGAGCTATCTTTTCAGCTGTGATGTAGCAGCGGCGAGGAATGAAATGGCCAAAGAACGATCGGCACAGAAACGCGTCGCGATCTACCTGAGGGTCTCAACGGGCGAGCAGACGACGGACAATCAGAAGCGAGAGCTCAAGTCCGTGGACGCGCGCCACGACTGGCATGTTGTCGATTTTTTCGAGGACACCGGTATCTCGGGCGCCAAGGGACGGGACCAGCGTCCCGGCCTCGATCGTTTGCTCAAGGCTGTCGCCCGCCGCGAGGTCGATATGGTCGCTGCCTGGTCGGTCGATCGCCTGGGCCGCTCTCTGATCGATCTTTTGGACTTTCTCCGCGAACTTCACGCCAAGGGGGTCGACCTGTTCCTGCATCAGCAGGGCCTCGATACGTCGACCCCGTCGGGCCGGGCCATGTTTCAGATGTTGGGCGTGTTCGCAGAGTTCGAACGTTCGATGATTCGCGAGCGCGTCATGGCCGGCTTGAGCCGGGCGAAAGCCGACGGCGTCCAACTCGGCCGGCGGCGGCTGGAGGATACCGACGCGGATAAGGTGACGGCGATCATGGCGGCCCGCGCCAAAGGTACAGGCATTCGCCGCATCGCTCGCGAGTTCGGCGTGGGCGTGGGCACGGTGCTGCGCCTGACCGACGAAGGAGCGGCTGTGTGACGACGACCACGAACCGATGCGTGCTAGGTGTGCCGGCAGCGGCTGGGCGGATGGTCGATCTCGGTTCACATGCCAGGGCGAAGCAATGAAGCTTGAGCCAAGAAATGCTAAGCGGGAGATTATAAACAGTAATCTGCGCGTGAGATCCAAGGCTGGGCGGATATTGCTGGCCGCGCCGCCGGGTCAGCCAGCGGGTCGCTTCCGCCAATTGCGGCGACTTATTCTAGTCCTCAAGCATCACATCGAAGCCGAGAACGCGTTCACCAGAAAGGAAAGCCAGAACACCCATCTGGAGAAAATTGAGGCGGCTGCAGCAAGTCTAACGTTGGCTGCGGGATCGATTATCGAAGAATTCAAAATGCACGAGGTAAGACGTCTATGCACCGATGATCGTGCTCTCAGACAATCCCTCAAAGTTATCGCCAGGCTCAGCCATGGGTCCGACTATGTTGGAAGTTGGGCAAAAAGGATGCGCGAGAAAGACCCCGGCAAGCACGCCATCGAACCGGAGGCCGGTTCCGTTCCCGACAGCCGCCAACTGTGCGCACTTATAGGGTCATTCGTTTTTCAGAACCTTGAGGGAGTTTGGCCGGGAAAACACAAGCAGGCGCTACATATTTGCGAGCGGATCTGGCGAATAACCGGCGAGGACCGGCGCAGATTTCCTAATGTGCCTCCTGGCGCAGGCGGGACAGCCTCTTTCGGGAACGACAGCGTAGAAGTGTGGAAGCGGTATCTAAAGGAAGCGAAGGTCTTTTTACCACCTGATCCTGTTGGCCGCTACATCGACTCGATTTTTTCGACGCCTGTCCGACCACGAAGCTCTAAAACACAAGATACAAGCATCCTCTATAACGGGACCACGGAACGGTGGCTAACGAGGGTCGAGGCCGTCGATTATTTGACACGCAACGGCAGACCCTTCACGGAAGCCGATCTGATCCGCCTTGAAAAAGAGGGCGGCGGCCCAATCCTCGTTAAACCTCTCAGGGGCGCAGAAGACGAGATCTATAGGGCGGAAGATTTGGATAGCTGGCTGAGAAATCTTGACGAATGCAAAGGGGTCTAAATTCGGGCCGGAGCAACCCCTATTTGAGACCCGCGCTTAATCCTCTCCGCACAAATAAAACTCATCGCAATCACCGATTCTCAATCGAGGTTAAGCGATGACAATTCTTGGGCCTCATCGATGGGCAGAGATCTTCCCCATGATGTCGCTGGCCGAGCGCGCCGAGACCAAGGAATCGATGCGCCGCAACGGCCAGCGGAAGCCGATCGTGCTGCTTGACGACTTGATTCTCGATGGTCGGAACCGTTACGAGCTGTGCCTAGAGCTTGGTCTGGAACCTCGGACGCGGCCTTACAACCCTTCAGAAGATGGACCTGATCCACTCTCGTTTGTGATCGATGAAAACCTAAATCGCCGGCAACTCAGCGATGGACAACGCGCTGTTGTCGCTGCCGAGATCGCTTCACTAAGACCAGGGGACAATCAACATTCCGAGGTCCCGCCAAATGGCGGGACCTCCCAAACCGAGGCTGCTGCACGGCTCAATGTCAGCAGGCGAGCTGTCGAACGAGCAACCGTGGTTCGTGACCATGGCGCCCCCGAAGTAAAGGCAGCTGCACGTGAAGGCGTGCTTCCCGTCGCGACCGCAGAGGCATTGGCCAGCCTGCCTGAGGTCGAGCAGCAGGCGATCATTCTCAACCTGCCGCTCGGATCTGACGGCAAGCTGACGCCGGCAGCCCGAAAGCAACTCGCTCCGATCGTCAAGAAACTGCGAGCGGAAAAGCAACGCGATAAGAAATCGCGACGTGACGCGCGGGAGATCGAACTGGGCCGCAAACATCTCGCGGCCCCTGAAAAGAAATACGGCGTTGCGATCGAAGATTTCGAGTGGGATCATGAACCGTGGTCACGGGAAACCGGGATGGACCGCCACCCTTCAAACCACTACCCGACTGCGACCGATGCTCACACGCCGGAAGAAATCGTCGCGCGTACAGCCGGGCGGATAAAGTGTCTCGCCGACGAGTGTGTTCTCTATTTTTGGACCACGATCCCGCATGAGGCGATTGCGCACCGGGTGCTGGCGCTGCGCGGTTTTACCTATGTCACGCAACGGGTATGGGGCAAGCTGCGGCCAGGCAAAGGCCGGGGTCCTGGCTATTGGGTGAGCGGTGAGCACGAGATCTTGCTGATTGCCGTGCGTGGCAAGGTGGTGCCGCCAGCGACCGCGCATTTCCGATCATATTTCGAGGCACCGGTTCGCGAGCACTCAGAAAAGCCCGATCAGCAATATGAGCACGCCGAGTATCATTTTCCGAACGTACAGAAAATCGAAATCAACGCGCGCCGACGTCGGACTGGCTGGGAAGCTTGGGGTAATGAGATCCAGGAACGTCCTAATCAGCCTGACACAGTCGCGCCGTCCCGAGAATCGTCCACCCGGAATTCAACGCAAGACGATGAGCTTGAGCTCCCCAATTTCTTGCGGCGAGGCCATCCCGACTGCATGATGTCACCGAGATAGTCAGAATGACCGGCGGAGACAGACGCTCTGCTTGGACGCCAGAGCGTCGCGCGGCGCACGGCGCCAAAACGAAGGAGCGGATGGCAGATCCTGCTGTACGCGCTCGAATCGTTGAGGGCATGCGCACGTCAGATGAAGCACTTCTCAAACAAATTAAAAGTCTTCACACTGCCTGGATTGATGCATTGCCGGCTGCTCGTTCTCGGTTCCTAAGAGAACTCCTCTCGCCGCTTTTCGCGAGGCCAAATGATAGAGGATAGTTCGCCGGAAGCACATCCTGCCCCTGAGGCGACCCCCGGTGAACCCTCGATCGGCTGGCACGGAATTATTGCCCGAAACCAAAAGCGGTATTCGCCCGATGACTGGCGGATGTGGGGCACCCTCGGCGGTGACGTTACGCTCGTCGACGTGGCGGTGGGTAGTCCAGCATGGCGCGCTGAGATCCGCAACGGCACCTGGGTTATGTTGATGAACCAGATGACGTTCGAGGCATTTGAGGCTCGCCGAGCCCCTGTTGGCACTACCGTGAGTGTCAAGGCGTTTCGACCGGGGCTTGGGCACGTTCACCCAACGCTGACACTTGTCGATCGTCCGAAGATCAAACGGGAGCCGCGCCGCGGAAATCGGTCTCGCATTCCGCTCGCAGAAGCTGGCGCCGTCGTCAGTAGATCTGAGCGCCCGAAGTGGCTGGGCCAACTCTGTAGAAGTGCCTACCTAAGTCCGGCCGCTAGATTGTTGGGCTGCTTTTTTGCCAACGTCGCCGTGCGGAACGACGGCTGGGCGCGCCAATGGTCACTGGATCGTCTGGTCAAGGACCTCGGGATTACGCAGTCGACTTTGCAACGATCCATCCGCGAACTCCAACAGGCCGGGTATCTTCGATTCAATTCCGGCCGCCACGCCCGCCGGAACAACAGTTACGCGCTGGCATGGCCGGTACGGTCCGAACGTGGACACTCTCTTGTGCGTCTCCCGTGGGCTGGCACGACACTCACCTAACAAAATCCGTTTATCGTCATAGCGCCCGCTATCCGTCGGGTGCCTGATGTTGGTCTCGGCAGACGCCAGTTCCGGTCAAGAGATGATTGGTCAATTTAGAGCTACGTGACTGATCAATTTAGAGCTACGTGATTGGTCAATTTAGAGCTAGATTCTTCACCCTACACCCTTTTTCACCCTCACCTGTCAGCAGCATCAACGTTGTGGCGCGGCTGGAAAAGGGCTTGGCAATAAAAAGAATCGTAGATGCGGCCTCTGTTAGGAAAATATTTCCCACTATTGAGGCTTCACAGGTGAGGAAGCGACGCTGCCAATTGTGGCCGAGGCTGGAATCATCTGAACAACATTTTGGACGACGCGTTAAAAATTGACGCGATATGCTTTACGCGCATGAGTACAATGAGAGTCACGAATCGCTGCCGGTATGCAGCGCGTCCGGTGCTCGATGGGCCGCCTGAAAAACCAGAAACACGAAACGTTCGCACGCGAAATCGCTGCGATGACGCCGTATGAGCGAGCATATCAGCTTGCAGGTTTCCGTGGTGACCCGCGGTGGCATCGCTTTAATGCGTCGAAATTGAAACATAAACCCGACGTGAGTGCCCGCATCGAAGAACTTTCCAAGGAATTCGACCAACGCGCTGGGATTCATGCCGAATACATCAAGCGCCAGTTGCTGCCAATTGTCGAAGCAAACATCCAGGACTTGTACGAACGCGACAATGACGGCCGACTCAAACTGAAGGCTATTTCCGACATGCCTCGGAATGTGACGGCTGCGATTTCGAAAATAAAATATGACCCGGAAACCGGCGCCATCACCGAAGTTGCGCTCGCCAGCAAGACCGAGGCGGGCAGCCTGCTACTCCGCAGCGTTGGCGGCCTGGTCGACCGGAGCGAACTCACGGGAGCTGGGGGCGCCCCGTTTAGCTTTGCTACTGTGGTCGACGAATCAATGGCATTGGTGAAGCAGCGGCGCGAGGCCCGTGAGGCCAGTAACGCCAAAGGCGCCAAGGAAGCCGAATCAAACGCTTCGGAGCCGAGCGAGTGAGCATCGAACGCAGCATCAGAAGTTGCATCGTACTAAGTCGCCTGTCGGCGATCCGGGATGGGTATGTCAAACACCTCGCAAATCCCGACGTAGGCTTCGAACTTCTCGACGCCAGCGAATTCGACGAAATCTACGAATTTTTTCCAGACCTAGCTAATTTTGTCGATCTGCCGGCTGATGATCCGGCTTTCCAACGGATGTTTTTGGAACATCTTGTCCGCGTCATCGGTGACGCTTTGAAGGTCTTGGGTAAATCGTCCCTGCAGTAACTGAGCAAGCGTGCTGCGAAAGGCTCGGAACTAAGGCGTTTCTAATCGCCGCCTCGCAGCGGGGGTAGAAATAGGCTTATAGCAACCCCTATTTGAGACCCGCGCTTAATCCTCTCCGCACAAATAAAACTCATCGCAATCACCGATTCTCAATCGAGGTTGAGCGATGACAATTCTTGGACCCGAGACGCTCTTGACCCGCGACAAGGCAGCCGCCGCCTTGGCGCAGCAAGGATATCCAATCACGAGAACGACGCTTGCAACACTGGCGAGCCGCGGCGGGGGGCCGCATTATCGAAATTTTGGCCGCCGGGTGCTTTACCGTTGGCCTGATCTGAAGGCGTGGGCCGAAGCCCGCGGTAACGAAACTGAGCCGGTAAAGGCATCATAACGGCTAATTATCGTAAGTCAGCGGAGATGGAAAAAAGCCAATGACCGATACCCGGAATATGCAAAAGCGCGAGACCGAACGCCGGCGCAGTTTATTGTATGACAGCCTAGCCAGCAATCGGGTCCGCGCAGAAGGCGCCAAAAATACCAGCGCCGCCGAAGAGATGGCCGCTCGGCAATCTGATGAGCGGGGGCAAGTTGGGCGAACGGCATCGGAAAGAAAGCGTCACGCTCAACACGGATTTCCGGATCGCCCGAGATCGTCATTTAACGACGTCGCGCGGTCTACCCAAGGAAATGGACGAGGATCACAAAAGGGCGTTGCAGGCAATGAATGACCGGCATCGCCGCGAACAGCAGGCGATGAAGGATCGCCGTCTGTCAGAACGGGACGCGGCCCGCTGCTCGAAGCGGGCCTGACCCTTCGAACAGGAAAGCGGCCATGTATCTTATCGGTAGCGCGCCGGCCCAGCCGCAGCAGATGGGCGCAACCGCGCAGGCGTGGTTCGCTGCGGTAGCGCGGGCCTGGGCCTATTTGGGTGGCGCGCACGTGCTGGCGGGTTGGGGAAACGAGAACATGCACACATGAGCCGCCGCCCTGCCCTAATAACCCAGGCCGTAGTTCATGGGCGAGATCCGCTCGATCCCGACATTGCACGGCTCGTGGAGGGCATCGCGCTCACGCTGGCGGCCGAACATCACGCTTTGGAAGTCGCTCAGGGTCTTCCCTGCCGCCCGGAAATGGGTTCAGATGGGTCTTCTTCCCATCGCCCCTTTTGACCCACCATGAAGCGCGCCGCGATCTACGCCCGGTTTTCCGACGACAAGCAGAACGATCGCTCGATCGACGACCAGGTCGCGCTCTGCCGGGCGAAGGCCGCGCGCGACATTTTCAAGGTGGTTTCCGTCTTTTCCGACCGCGCGAGGTCCGGCGCCTCGATCCATGGCCGGCCGGGCGTCGCGGAGATGCTGCAGTCCGCGAAGGTAAAACAGTTCGATGTGCTGATCGTGGAAGAACTCGACCGTCTGTCGCGCTCGCAAAGTGACCTCGCCTCGATCTACGATCGACTGACATTTGTCGGCATCGATATCCTTAGCGTGCACACCGGAGGCCGCGCCGACCAGATCCAGGTCGGAATCCGCGGAATCGTCGGGGCACTGTATTTGACTGACCTTGCCCACAAGGTGCGCCGCGGTGCGGCCGGCAACATCCGTGAAGGCAAGCACGCCGGCGGCCTCGCCTATGGCTATGACACCACGCCGGGAAAGCCCGGGGAATGGACCGTCAACGAAGACCAGGCCGCGATCGTGCGGCGCATCTTCGCCGAATATCTGGCCGGAGAACGCACCCCTTCGATCGCCCGGAAACTCAATGCCGACCGCATCGCACCGCCGCGGGGGAAACACTGGCAGCCGGGCGCGCTGACCGGGTCGAACAACCGGCACAACGGCATTCTCGGCAACGAAATCTATTGCGGTCGTTTGGTCTGGAACCGGGTCCGGATGATCAAGGATCCGGAGACCGGCAAGAGAGTGTCGCGACCGAATCTAGAAAACGAGTGGCAGCGCGCCGATGTGCCGCACCTGGCGATCGTCAGCCAGGAAATCTTCGATGCCGCGCAGGCCATCAAGACGTCCCGACGTCAGGTCGCCCCCGCGCACCGGCGCAAGCCGAAGGCGCTGCTGTCAGGCCTCCTGCGCTGCGGAACCTGCGATGGTGGTATGTCGATCAAGGGGGCGGACCGAGGTGGAACCCGGATCGTCTGCACGGCGCACCATAACGCGCGCGCCTGCGACAACGGACGCAGCTATTACATGGCCGCGATCGAGGACGTGGTACTGTCGGGGTTGCGCTCCCATTTGGTCGACCCGCGCGCGATCCGGCACTTCCTCAAAACCTACCACGACGAGCGCAAGCGGCTCGCTGGCGCGGCGGAATCCATACGCCCCAATCTTGCCCGCCAGCTGGCGGACACGACGCGGCGCCTCGCCCGCCTCACGGATGCGATGCTGGACAGCGATGCGCCGGTCTGCGAATTCACGGGAAAGATCGCCGACCTCGGGCGGGAGAAACAGCGCCTGGCATCCGAGCTCGAACGGCTCGCCGAACCGGTCAAGGTGGTGGCGCTTCACCCGGCGGCGACCGCGCATTACCTGAAAGTGGTTGACGATCTCGCGGGCGCGATCCGGGCCCGCGACGGCTCCAGCGACATGGCGTCCGCCATCCGCGAACTGATTGAAAGCGTGCTGGTGCACCGGACCGAGCCGGGCGAACCGATCCGGCTCAAGGTCAACGGCCGCCTCGCCGCGCTGATCGGGGCGCCGGCGTTTCCGCAAGGTTCCCTGTCGGGGGTCAAGATGGTAGCGGGAGAGGGACACGCCACCACATCTTTTTTAGCTGCTAAATCAAATGAATTCAATAGC